GCAATACATTTTCTTCTGTACTTTTTTTGAAGTCCCAATTCTTTTTTATGTATTGTAATGGATTCATTTGACTAAGACTTTATTATATTTTTTGAACCATTGCTGGCTGAAGACTGTAATCATAATATTAACAATTTTGCCCTACCACATATCCAATATATGAATCTTCTCCGATTCTAATAAATCCAAATGTATCACTTTTATTTACTGTCGCAGTTAGTGTTGGCGCTGATCCTCCAGCCCATCTTACTGTAGCAAACCAAGCCGCAATCGTTGAAACTACTGCTCCCTGATTAACCTGAATAATAAAAGGTTGACTGTTGGTTGCATTACTAATCGCAAAAGTGATAGCCGTTCCGTCTGCATGACCATTAACGATATGAATATTATTAACCGCACAATCTATTGTTACTGTTTGCGCTCCAGTTGCAGGGCTATAAACTTTTCCGGCTTCATCTTTTCCGGCCATTGTAACCTTTCCAGTCATCGTTCCTCCGGCTTTGGCCAACTTCTCCGTATCTAATTCCTCGATGGCTGTCTGTACTGTAGCCCCTTCAATTGATCCTGATGGATTGAATGTTACGGCCGAAGCTGTAGTTGATGTATTTCCTGCTCCCATTGGTAAACTGGAAACTGTTCTGTAATCGTCTTGAGCTGTAATTGTCTGAACTACTCCATCAGCTCTAATAATCAATCTATATAGAGGTTTTATCTCCTGCCTTGTATCTAAACCTGCCAAATTTGGCCACGGAATGGCTCTGGCAGCGCTGACTGTGTTGTATCCGTTGTTTCCTGCCACTGTGGCTGAAACTGTCTCTGTAACGATAGATATTGGCGCATTGATGTCAGTTGTCGCATAAATAAAGACGTTAATAAATCTATTATTAGCAGAAGTCATTTCTACTAAAGCATAAGTATCGCTTCTGACATAACAAGGTCTGTCATTAGCTCCTTTTTGAAATGGAACTGTTGATAATGTTTTTTCAAAAGCATAAGCACTTGCTGAAGTTTGATAAAATATCCTTCCTGCATTAGCCGTTGGGAATGCCGAAGATGCCGATATTGCAAATTGAATGTCTTCGTCAGCGATTTCTCCTGCTGTCGTCGCAAAAGTAGCGGCTGCTCCAGTTCCTGAAGCTGTCAAAGTTAGTCCACTTCTGTATCTGCAACCAATCGTATTGTGAGCCCAATCATGCCAAGGCTTATTTCTGGTATGTCCGTGTCTTTCATCAGCAACTAATCCGTAATCACTTCCGTTCCATAATACTGTCGCTAATGTAACATTGGCAGTTTGTCCGAATCCAGGATAAGTTTTTGTTCCTAAAATGTTTCCAGTTCCATTATTAAAAATAATCCAATAAAGTCCTGATGAAGAAACTAATTCTCTAACTGATGATCCGTTTGTCCATGTAGTTGGAGTAGTTCCTGATGCTGTGAATATTAGTCCAGTTGTGTTTTGAGTTCCTTGTATAACTGTCGCTATATTTGAGAAATCATCCCCTGCGACAAATGTTTCAATCACATATCTCTTGCCACTAACTAAAACTCCCGAAGTTGTTGTTGCTCCGGTTCCATCATCAAGTACACATTTCTGATCAGTTGTTACTTCTACTAAAACTCCTTCATTATAATAACTGATAGGATTAGTGGTTGCCCCTAATGTAAATATTGGAGTAGTTGCCAAGTAGGTTGGTAGGGGATTGGTTGCTCCGATTGGCCTTGTTGTTACTCCATGCAAAGCATTCCTTCCTAATATTTTATTAAATATAACTGACCAAGCTAATTTTTTATTAGCCGGTGTGCCTCCTATTCCCACGACAATCATAAATAAATCGGTTAACGATATATCAGTTGCCGCATCTAATTCTGTTGTTTTTTGTGCTGCCATATTTAAGCTCCTAATTCTACCAAATCAACCCCTTGATCTGGCGACATAATAATTCTATCGTCTGGTAAAATATAATTTAGATATTCTCGGCCGTCATACTTATACCCGAAACAATATACTCTCTTGAAAACTTTCTCTCCTGCCGGTCTTACCATTGTTATTTTGTGAATCAGTTTCATTCCCCATCTAAAAGGTATATCGATTCTTCTGTCATTTATCATCTTTCCATTTTCTACTTTGTAGAGACTGGCCATATAAATTCTATCCTGNTCTACTTCTCCAATTCTGTGAAATCNATCCTGACTATCAAACTGATGAAGCTCGTTCATNAATGGTCTGATTGGTTGTGCTGTTTCCTTAATATACCAATCATATATCTCTCTCTTCTTTAGTTTTAATACTCCCTGCTTATTAGCCTCATTGATTGCCTTGTTTCTCGCTTCCTTAATCTTCTTGTTTCTCTCTTCAGTTTCTCGTCTTGCAATCGCTTGAGCTTCCGGAGTTGGTAAGTACATTACCCCCCAACACCACCTCTCTAAAGGAACGTCTATCTCTTTGTTTTTTTCTTTGTCAAAATATTTAGCCATAATTTTATAAAAAGCAGGGGATTTCGCCCCTGCTGTGTTTGAGGCATTGAATTGCACTCTAATTAATCATTGAGTTGATTATCTTGGTTTCTTTTTTCCTCCGCATTTGTTAATCATGCTTTTGAAGTTTAGTTTGTTATGCAATCTCGTCGTACTGATAATTCATCACACTTGTTGAACCTTCTACGTCTGCCGCGTTTGTCTGAATCTGATGTACTAAATAATCAGAATATCCCACGTCAGTTAAGGCTCCTGCCAATGCTCCACCAATTCCCAAGTTGGCCGTTGCCGGTGCCGAGGTTGGCATTGCATTTACTGCGATTGTTGAATTAGTTTTAATTGGAGTTGCATAAGTTGGCGCTCCTGCATATGCCGATGTCTTCACATTGGATAAATGCACGGCCGTTCCTCCTAATGCTCCAGTCCTCCAAATCTTAAGATTACTGATTTCCGATGATCCATTCATATCAGTGACGTGAATCCTTTGCCACTTCTCATATGAATTTTCTCCGGGAGTAATTGGGTTTGCTACAGGATCTAATTCAGCATCATCTAAATCTCCCATATTGCTATTAGCAATATTAGCTGCTTGAACTTCTCCGGCTTCATTTGATTCGTCTATTTGAACACTTGCTGCCATGTGTTTACTTTAATAATTCTAATAGTTGCGGTTTTGTCATTCCCTCTTTGACTTCTTTGCCGCGTTGCTTCGCTATCGCTACCAACTGTGGCTTTGTCTTTGAAGAAAGGTCTTCACTGGTTGCTTTCTTTGTTTCTTCTGGTGCATCTTCTGTGATGTCGTCAGTTGATTCGTAGAATGCACTACCATATGAACTTAATCCTCTTAATTTTTCAATGTATTCTGGGTTATCAGTTGTAAATCTTCCGTTCTTAAAGTTTGCGAAGATTGGTTTCTTTACACCAACTCTAACTCCTGACTCGTAGATAGCTTTTCCGTGTTCCAAAATTATTCTTAAATTCTGGTCACCCCTTGCGATACTGGTTACAAATGTAACCTTTTTTGTTTCTGCTGACATATATGGTTTTTTTACTTATTATTATCTTATTTCTGGCCCCCGTTTCCGAGGACCAGCTTATAAAACAACTTAAGAACCAGTTCCGACATTCTTGATCAAGGCATTCTTCTGGAAGTTGACTCTTGCAAGTCCTGTTTCAGTCATGTATTGATCTGTTACTTCATCGTCTCCGGCATCTTGAATGTTTGTCTGTAGAACAGTGTCTCTGTTTTGAAGAGGTCTGTGCTTGATAGTTTCCATATCAAGTATTACTCCGTATCCAGCATATGCTCCGTCAAACATAGGATGTAAAACGATGTTTAATGTTCCGAAACTTGATACCCATTTCCTAACTTCTACACCGTAAGTTTTGTCTGATGTAGTTAGTTCCAATTTAGTGTCAGCGAATCCATCGATTGCTGCTAAAATTGTACTACCGCATAAGAACAACTTCTCTTTGCTTCCGTATTTGAAGCCGTATAGTGATAAGAAACTGATAAAGTCTTCCTTTGTCATTTCCTCGTCAGCCATATCAACTACGTTTCCGGCTGCAACGATTCCTTCGATAATACCACCAGTGAATCTCAATGGTTTACCATCAGGTCCGGTTGTTTCCTTTTTCTCTCCGAATAGGTATGCTCTCTCAATCTTTTTAGCATGTTCAATTCCGTTCTTAGTTCTCAATCTCTTTTTCTCTGATCCTGCTGTTTGGCCAGGGTAGGTTGAAGAGTTGTCTTCTGTACCGGTTAATGAGAATGCTGTTTTGAAGATTTGAGTGTAGTTAGTAACCTTTGTTAGCTTTGTCTGGTTGCTAATACCTTTTGCGGCACCTTCTTCGTAAGCTGATGAAATCAATAGTAAGTCGTCAGTATCGTTAATTGCGGCAGCTGCGGTTGCACCGGCTCCTCTAGTTACTGTCAATGCTTTGCCTGAATAATCTACTGCGNCATTGATTCTCATTATTTCTCCAGTCCTTACAACCTTGACCAAGTCATANTTTGTAAAGATAGATGCTAATGAAACTACGATTGAGGTTGCGGCTGCATCATAACCTGCTCCGTGATTTACTGTACTCCATACTCCAGTGTATGCATCTTCGAACTCTGTGAACTCTGGGTTGATGGTCACTAATTTCTGCAATGCTTGTCCCTTAAAGTTTCCGCCTCCGTCTCCGATTTTACCAATCTGGGTAATGAAAGCTGTTAATGGTGTTTCTGCGGGTTCTAGGATATACACCTTATCCTCGATATCAGGCAATCTCTGTGATTGCTCGATAACTAATGTATCGGACACTCCGATAATGTGTGTTGGTTCTGCCATGTTTAATTTAATAATTGTTCGGTACTTTAACCTATTTCCCGATTCTGTTTGTCATTCGCTCCTCCTCCAAGTAAATCATTTAAGGAAGTACCTTCTTTAGGTTTCTTTCCGTTTGATAGTCCATCCTTTGCTACTTTGGCTCCCTCTTCCAAGTCTGCATCAGCAATCTCTTTCAAGGCTTCCTTTTTAGCTTTATCGACAGCAGTGTTTTTAGTCATTGCATCGTAGATGGTCTGTAATGATTTAACTGTTACAGGATAATTCTCCTTTTCAATCTCATCAAGGATAGCGTGTCCTAGTTTGCCGTCTTCCTCTCTAACATCCGGATGGTCCTCGAACCATTTGTCGAAGTCAGCTTTTTGCTTTTTGGCGGCTTCCTTTTTCTCTAGAACTTTTTCAACTGTTTCCTCGACATCGACTGCCTCCTTGGCTTCTGGTTTCTTTTCTGGGTTCTTCTTTGCTATTGCAGNTTTAATTGCTTCAGCAATTTCAGGGTTNCTCTCTANAACATCATTAAGGGTTGTAAGTAGATTGTCAGATTCTTCNTTTGCTGAACGAAGTTCTGCCATCTCTTGTCCTTGTGTTGTTATTTTCTTTTGAGCTTCATCGTATGAAGATTTTGCTGTCTCTTCATCTTTGAATTTGCCCCAGAATAAGTCCTTGCCATCTTCAGCCTTTTTTTTAGTGGTTTCGTCTGGTTTGCCCTCTTCAGGTTTTTCTTCTTTCTCAACCTTTTCGGGTTCAGAGTCCGCCTTAGGTTTTTCTGCCTCTGGCTTCTTTTCAGCAGAACCTTTATCTATCTTATTAACAGATTGTTCTCCGCCTAATAAATCGTTGAGTGTTTCTTTCTTTTCCTCTGGCTTTTCCTCTTCAGGCTTTTTTTCCTCCTCGATTTCTTCAGGCTTTGAGTCTTTATTTTCTATTGCCATTTCTTTAATTGTTTTTAACTTTTCTTTATTGTATTATGCACTTCAATTGCTGTCAAGATAACTTGAGCCGCTCCGTTAGAATATCCTGCCCAGAACTGTCTCATTTCAGGAGTGGTTGTTTGGTTCTTTAATGGAATCATACTTGCTCCATCAGTTACCTCAACTAATCTCCTTAATGTTTCAAAATACTTTGTCTCGCAAAATTCCGCTACGTCTTGTCTTTCTTGATCTGTCAAAACGTATGGGTTGTAATCTTCTTTTTTCTTGGCCATGGTTTTATTTATCCAATTTTATTTACTCCGCCTTTCATTTCTCCGAAGACATCTTTCTTCTTCTTTTCTTCGGGTTTAGGCTCTTCTGATCCATCGACCTTTACTCCAGTTATTTCTACTCTGGCAATTACTACTTCTTCCTTATCCTTTTTCTCGTCGTCATTTCCAAATGGTCCGTCATTAATAACTTCGTTCTTGTCAGNGTTATTAATTGATATCGGAGTTACCTCTAAAGTAACAACTATCTTACCACCAATTTTCCAGTCTTTAATTTCTGGCAAGTCGGTGCTTAATAATTCAAACTCTGGTAAGCGATGCCCTATCTTTCCTTTGCCTTCCGAAGAAGTATTTTCCACTCCTCCTTCGTAGATTTTGTAAGGTCTACCTTTGATTGGTTTTATACTCATGATTTTTTATTTTATTATTATCCTAATGCTGCTGTTAATTTTGGAGCGATTGGCATGATGCCGACTGGCTTCTCTGTTAAAGCAGGAACTTCTTCGGCTACAGCTCCAACTTCGGCTCCTGCGCTTGGAATAGTTTCAGCTCCCATGCTTGCTTGCTCTAATACTCCCTCTTTCATTTCTGATGAGTATTGTTTTTTATCCCATCCATAGTCCTCTAAAATCTTTAGAAGAACCTTGAACTTTTTAATGCTCATCTTCTTTCCGGTTTCAGGGTCAATATAATAATCTGGCAAGTCCTTAATCTTTTCCCATAGTGCCAAGTCTTTCTGTGTTTTTAATTCGTTTGATGATGCAAGGGTTGATGCTTGATCGACTGATGTTTCATAGTATCCTTCGAATAGTTTGCAGTATCCTTCGTCATTCATCCAGTCCTCTTGTAAAACAGGGAAGTCGGTATCTGAATAATCATCTAATACTGCTAGGATTTCCTTTGGTACCAAACTTCTTCTTGTCCAGAATTGTTGGATATAGCTTATCCAGTGGTCAAAGTGTCCGCCTAAAGCATTCTTCTGCATGAATAAGAATAGCTTCACTCCTTCAATTGTCGATTCTCTCATAAATGTAGCAACTGTCGCTGTTTGCTTGGCTTCAGGGCTTAATGAAGAGAACTCATCTATTCCTGAAACTGTACGCATCATTTCTTTAATCTTGTCTAACTGTACAAAACTGCCGTTGTTGATGTCCGGGAATTGAGCGAACTTTACTCCTGCGGTATCGGTGGTCCATAAGATTCCCATCGGCTTAATCATAATTGATTTTTGCTGATTGTATCCTGGCAATGCAGTTGGAGAAGCTATAATCATTCCGTTCACTCTAATTGATACGGCATCCTCAATCTTATTAGTATCTGAATTAACTAACTCGTTTAAGTGTTTTAAGATGCTTGGTATTCCCATTCCTTCCATCATGAATGGTCTTGGGAAGAATGAAATAATTTCGATGTTCTTCTGTTCGTGATCATAAGGATTGCATCCTTCTTTAATTACGATTGCTCCGTTAACGTTTGGTATGAACACTGTTAACTGATGGTTCATTATCCTCTCTACAACCTCATATAAGGCTCCGTTCTCGGTTGATGGTTGGTCTCCAGTCTGTCCGCCATATCCTGAATTGCCAAAAGCCGACTCAGTTGTCGGAGATTTCATGGTAGTTACTACTTCACGCAATACTTCCTTTCTAACATAATCATATTCAGTTAAGTCTCCTTTGCTTGTTGGCTTTCCGTTTACGTCAGTTAGTTTATTGATTAGCTTTTCGTCTTCCATTTCATCAGGGTACATTTCTTTCAACTGGTCATAACTCATTATGTTCCTGTGGAAAATTGGAAGGTCATCACTTAATCTTAACATTCTTGGATGTCTGTAAGTATTATAAACGTTCATTGTTGAAAAATCTGGCCATACTACAAAGCCATCCTCCTTGATTGATTTCGTGAATTTCTTTTTGTCAGTTCCTTTGACTGACTTCATCGATTTAGTTATTTTGTATTTCACTTCTTTCGTGATCATATCCTTGCCGTAGCTCCATCCGAAAATAAAGCATTGTAAGAAGTGGTCAATTTGTTGAGCCACCATTCTGTACTGCCATATCTTATCAAGTGCTTCGTGAAGTGCATCTTGGTTGTTTCCCTGCACAGTATAGTCTGGTGCTACTCCGATTGTCTTTTGTAAATATTGTTTAACGTATGAAAAAATATAAGGCATAAAAACATTGGATTGCCATGTTTCATTAGTCCCATTTATTTTCTCTAGATATTTTGCTCTGTCAGCGGTTGACGATGCAAAAAGTTTGTAGGCCTTATCGCACTCCCCCTTGTAGAAATACATGAAGTTATCTTTGGCTTCTTTGTATTCCGAATTTAGTTCTGTAGCTGTTAGTTTTTTCATCTTTTATTTATTTTAACATTTGCATTCGTAGTGTCAAGACTATGGAAGCATTTTGAATCCCTCGACTGCTAGCATGGTTGCCATTAAGCGATCGTCTTTCTCGCCTTCAGCTGCTCCGGTGCCGTGACTGTCTGGCTCATCGCTTTGTACAAATGTAAGCATCTGGTTTATCGTTGCCTCTGTCGATATTCCGATGTCCTCTTCTCGTAGTGCTGTCTTGAAGTTAGTGATTAGGTTCGGCTTGGTTCTGCCGGTTGTCCTGAATCCTATCTTCTGTGTTTTCTCATGCGATATCTTGTCCTCTACTTCTCTTCTATAAATGTTTGGATAGTATTCGTCTTTGATTGAATCAACGTATGCTGTGCCAGGATGATTGATTTCCGGTGTTATCATTGCATTGTTGTAAATCTTGGCGAACTTCACTGATAGCTTTCCGAATGGTTTCGGAGGCATTCTATCCGATGCGAACGATGCCACCTCTCTACCGGTTGACTTATCAAAGATTGAAAATGATGCATCATCGTTTCCTTCTCCTTCAGAAGAATCTCCTCCTAATGAATAGTAATGGCCTTTGGTTGGTTCTTCAAAAATCTCCACTCCTTCCTCGCTAACTCTGATTGGTTTCCTAATATAAACTTTCTGCGAGTCAATCAACTGTCTTGGTATAACTAATCCTGATGATGCGATAAATGATTCTTGAACTGTAGCTGGGTACTCTTGTTTGAACTGGTCTTCATCTCCGTTGGTTAGGTTTGGTATTGCCCATCTCCTCCATTTGAATTTTCTGATTTGCTGTTCCTTATTTTTTATTCCGAACTTCTCCATTTCAGCAATAACACTCTTCTCGTAAGAATCTAATTCTATCTTCTCTTCATTGTCTAATTCGTACTCATCCATAATAAACCAAGGAAGAAATACGAGAGTGTATTCTGTCTTTCCGGCAATCGTTTCGTTTACTAAATCATAGAAGAACTTTCCTCTGCCAGCAATTCCGTTTGATGTTGATTCCAAAATAATTATTGTGTTGGCTAAATTAGGAACTGATTGACGCACGGCCACCATCAACTCTTTTGCCTTTGGCCAGTGGGCGACTTCTGATCCGTGCAAGCAATGGATGTTTAATCCTCTTCCTACTCTAATCTTTCCCGCTGTCGCAATAATAATCTTACTTCTTAATCCGGGATTATCTCTCTTAGTTAGTTCATCTGGGTTTTCAAATGTTAAACGTTTCTTGTTGTCATACTTCTTCATTGGCCTTTCGGCTTCTGGTAGCTTATCGTAGAAGTATTTGCTCATGTCAAAAATTTCCTCGGTTGATTCCTGCTCGTGACTGATTATTAAGGAGTTCGTGTTCTCGTACCTCGCTGTCCTTTCAAATGTGTATCCGGCACACTGGGTTGAGATTCCCTCACGTCTGGCTTTGACCACGATTATCCTGATTGGCATTCCTCTATCCTTCTGTCGCTGAATTGCCTCGTCTACTAAACTCTGGGCATTGTTAAACTTAAGCAACCTTTCCGAACCACCCTTATCTTTTATCCATAGAGATTCCTCGATGTATTTTCTTGGTTGCTTATCAAACCACCTCATTATTTCAAAGAGGCAATCTACTTCACTAATTTTTTTTTGATTTTTGTTTTGCATCTTCTTCCCTCATTCTTTTTAATCTCTGTTCATAAGATTCGGTTAAGATTGAACCTCCATCGGCTCCGGTCACTTCTGTTCTTGCGCTAAACTCTTTCTTTCTTTTTCTTTCTAAAAACCACTTGGCATTATCTGGCTCGTCTAATGCTTTGACCACTGTTTGCCTTGCTTTTAAGAACACCAATTCCTTGCAAGCCTCTTTTACTTGGTAAAACTCTGGGTGCTTTTCTTTGAAGTATCTTAATTGCTCTTCTGATATCCCAGCATAGGCTCTGGCTTCAGTGTCAATTGCATCAAACTTATATGCCGCTATTAGTCTCTCTACTTTTAACCTGTCCATCCACCATGCATTTGCGCTCTTTAGCACTTGAAAATTAGGAAAATTCTCATCCTTTATTGTATAGGCTACCTTTGGTTCTGAAGATGGTTTGGTTGGTTTTTTTACTTTGTTGGTTGCCATATTTCTTTTATTCCGTTCTTTATTATCTTTGTATCTCCGGTATAGTCTACGTACCTTTGAACTATTACATCAGTGTATTTCGGGTCAAGTTCTAATCCGTAACAAATTCTTTCTGACTTCTCACTGGCGATTAATGTTGATCCACTTCCTAAAAATGTATCTAACACTATCTGTCCTCTCTTGCTTGAATTAGTTATCGCTTCTAAACATAGTGCTACTGGTTTCATTGTTGGATGTTCGGCACTTGATACTGGTTTATCGTGTCTCCAGATATCGGTGTGTTGTTTCTTTCTCACAACTTGTCCCTCGGCTTTTCCTTTTATCTTCACTTTGAATCCTTGGAATGATATCGTTGTTTCCTTTCCATCAAATTCTGTTTTTATTTTACTTAGGTCTTCCCATACATTGGCGATGTCTCTGCGTTCTATAAAAAAGTGATTCTTTGTTTTTAATGACCATCCGTAAAGTATCGGCTCGTAGGTGTTTTGATAATCTGATCTGCTTAGTGTGAAATTATTCTTAACCCACATAATAAATGATTGCCAGTGTCCTCCTGCTCTCTCGAATGCTTCTTTCAAACTTGCCAACTCGCTCGAACTCATACAAACATAAATCCCTCCTTTCGTATTCTTAATAATTAGTCTCATCGCTTGGAAAAGAAATTCATTGAACGATCCTTTCGACATTTTGTCGTTTAGTATTCCGCTTCGTTTATTCTTTTCGTGAGTTCCCATTCCTCCAGTGTAGTCAACATTGTATGGAGGATCGGCGAAGCACATCTGCGCTTTCTCTTCTCCCATCAGTTTATCTACATCTTCATCCTTGGTTGCATCTCCGCACATAACTCGGTGCTTTCCTATCTGATAAATATCTCCTGGCTTGCTCTTGGCTTTCTTTGGCACGGCCGGAACTTCGTCATCTTTTGCTTCTGGCTCTAAAATCAAATCTCTATCAAAGCCGGTAAGGTCTAGAAGTTCCGTTCCGATCAACTTTAATTCTTCAGTGGCTAGGTCCATATCCCAGGGCGACTCATTTAGTTTGTTGTCAGCTATCCTGTAAGCCTTAATTTCCTTTTCTGTGAGGTCTTCGACAATTACTGCAGGAATGTACTTCTCTCCTACTTTCGCTCTTGCTACCCCTAATTTCACGTCTTCAAGGCCTAATAGTTTGCTTGCCTCTAGTCTTCCGTGTCCGGCTATCAATTCGTTATGCTTATCTAAAACTAAAGGTACGTTAAATCCGAATCGTTTAATCGAGTCGGCTATCTTTTTAATTTGAGACTTGTTATGGATTTTGGCATTCTTTCCATAGGTCTTAATGTCTGATATTTTCATATATGGTTTTTTGAGGGAGGAGGTTGTTTTTTCTCCTCCCTTTGTTTTTGGTCTTCAAGTAATGCTTGTGCAAATTTTTCAATTGGGATTGGTTTTCCATCCCACCAGATTACTCCGTTCATCGTTTCCTCCGTTTCTTCCGTGGATATTGCCTATCCTTGGCCGCACGTCTTTTCAGTATCATACCATAATACTTTTTAATGGCATGATGATTGCCGGTAATTTCGGCTAATGCTTCTTCGTAGATTTCTGGATGCTGACGAAGTATTTCGTTCTCCTTGATTCTGATAAGCTCTTCGAGCGCATCATGGCAAGGGGTTCGGCATACGTCAATCACATCTCCATCTCCGAATACTGCATACTTTTTTTCATGGTGTTGGCTATGGTTGTTGTCCATTTCCCACTCTTGGCAAATTTTACAAAAGAACATCTTGAACCACCTCTGCTATATATATTATACTACTTCGCTTTGTAGTAAGCAAGTATAACCTCCCCCATTATCGCTACCCACAGATTACTCCGTGGGGAGGTCAGTGATAATTCGACTTTATGGGGGGAAGTTGTATTTGCCTGCTACTTTCTAAACGACAAAAAGCCAATAATCTTCTTGGCTATCTTTTTCCAATCAGTATTCATTTTTCTTTTCCCGCATTTATTACAAATCTTTCCAATAACTCTAAATCCTCCTTCCGGTTTTTTGACTCCTAACTTTGACCATTTGTGAAAGTGAAAATGATTCTTCCAATATCTTAATTCTTTTCCGGCTTCAAAAATCTTCATCTTAACTGATAAATGTTTTTTGTTGTTTAATATATTTTTTTTCTTTCCCTCAAGAGCAACTTTTCTTTTAAGTTGTTTTTTGAATTTCTTCTTGCGAAGTTTTTCTGTGTCCATGGTGTTGGTTTTAACTTTTCTATATTATAACAGTGTACTATTTTTCTTGCAAGACCCACGCAACTTTATTCTCTATCATCACATCATTTGGAAGCACTTCTTTTAGTATTTGTCCGGCTCTATATTCTATTCCGTTGTAATAAAAACTTTTTTGACACAATAATACTCTTTCAAATTCTTTTTCGTATTTTGATTTGTCCGGTAATTTTGAACTTATCCAATTCTTAAAGTATTCTTCTCTGGCCGGACCATCATCAGTTGAAATAAATTCTCCTTCTCTCTTTTTAAGAAAGTTAGAAGCACTATATATTTTGAAATCTTTAGTCAGCACTCCTTTGGTTCCGATTGTGTTGTAATATACGCTTCTAAAAAGCAAAGGTTCATCTTTGTTAAATTGACTCATTATTTCAATGAACTTCTTTTTATTTATTACTGTCGGATAATGCACTTCAAAACTAATCGGCTCTTCAATTCCTTTTTCAATCAGTCTTTCTCTTGTCTTATTGATAGCTTTGAAATAATAACCTCCTCTTGTTTTGTGAGTCTCGGCCATTCTCAATATCGTTCCTAATGAATAGTTTTTTATTTCTTTAGTTTCTTTTAAGAAGAAAAAATCGTCATTCATTAAAACAAAGTTTTCTGATATTCTTTCGTCTTTACAGGCTATTAATATTTTTTGTTTTGCATTTAATAATTTGTTTTGAAATGAATCATCAGCTTTTATCCATACCGCATTTCTGTGACTTATAAAATTAGGAAATCCACCGACAATAAAAACTTTTCTCGGCTTACAATATTTTTCAACGCTTCGAAGCGAGTATTTTATTTCCTCGCCTCGATTAAATCTCTGATCACTTCTTAATATGTAAACAAAATCAATTTCTTCCATTGATGTATATTATATAACTAAGTTGGCTCTCGATTATTTTATAATTAAATTCTCTAAAGTCTTCTGGAATCCACTGTGTAATATGATGTCTTGGATCTCCATAAAAATGCTCTTTATACATTCCCGTTCTCTTTGGAGTTGATATCATGACTGGTCCATGCTCTAATAATCTTCCAATCATTTCAAGTGCCTTTTCCTTTGTCCAATGTTCTACCACGTCAATCAATAAAATTAAATCGTATTTTTCTAATTTGTTTTCACAATTAAAAATATCGTCAGTGAAAAGATTGTTATATATTTGTCTTAATCTTTCAGTTAAAAGGTATCTGGTATCTTCTACCGCATCAATTCTAATGTCATCAATTGGCTCAAGCTCTCCTTGCTCTGCTTTTTTAGAAAGGTATTGCTCACGAATTAAAAGCCCATACTTTCCCATTCCTGCACCGATATCTAAAACTCTCATCGGGTTTAATTTTTCAACTTCTCCTAAAATTATTGGTATGTTTTGTTTGTAAGATAGCATAATTTTTATTTATATAATTTTTTAGTTGTACCCCAGAATTGATCTGCGTAAATTTTACCTTCCACTGGAGCAATTTGCCCGTTATGGTTTACCGGATAAAACGAGCAGGTTGGAAGGATTGTTATTTTATCTTTTCCGAACTCATCTATTATCTGTGTCAGCATCGTTCCTCCAATCGTATTCCATATCGGTCTTATCGCTTTTGATTCTCCCATCCTCTTGATGTATTCTTTTAATATCGGATGTCCGGGAATAGAACCTATCACTCCATTGGCTATTCTGCCGGGATGGTTCTTGTGTTCGTATGCGACAAAAAAGTCTGACTGCATGAACTTTTCATTTTCTATCGGCTCCCTGCAAACAGAATCAGCATCAAGATAAATTCCTCCATGCTTTTCCAATATTTCTATTCTCGCAACATCACTACATCCGTGATATTCGCCTTTCGAATAATACTCATCATAAAGTTTTCTATTCTTTAGTTCTAATAAGTCTATTAATCGCTCATCCCATATTACGAACTTCATTCTCGGATTCTTTTTAATCCAAGTTTCCATCCATTCTTTAGGCATTTGTTTTGGCCCTATCCAAATAAAATGTATTGTTCGAGTTATCATTTATTTTCTATAAACTTATATGCTCTTCTACCGGCATTAGGAGCGTTCTCAACCATACTCAATACTTCTGGTCGATGATCAATTAAACTCGGCATCGGAAAATAAACAAGCATTCCTATTTCATTCAAATATTTTGCTATCCTAAAATCATCTTGTTTTACATTCTGCTTTTCAAAAAATGAAACCATGTCTTTTATGGTTGATGTCGGCAAACAAATTGCCAATCCCCAATGAGGGCTTTTCTTTATTATATAACCTTTTTTTAATCCTGCAAATGCTTCTTCTTTCATCGCTCCTCTCGTTCCATAATAAAAATTAAATGCTATCTTTCCGTGCTTTTTAATTACTTCTTCAATTATTTTTTCAGCACGATTTTTGAAATCATCGCAAACAATCGCATCGTCTTGAATAACTACATGATAATCAGAATCCAAATCATGCATCTTCCAACTATTCACACAATTCCAAAGCAACCCCTTCGAGTCTACGTCTATGGAAAATTTAGGATTACTTAATTTTTCCTTAAGATATCCAAAATATTTTTCTCGGCTTGGATGCGCCATCACTGAAATTGAAAGTTTAATCATATAGAGATTTTTCCCTTAATTTTTCTAATTGCTTTTTTCTTCTAATAGAAAACTCACGATCTTGTTTACTTCCGTTTCTATCCCTACCTTTCTTTGAACGATGCTCTCTGTGAGGATATGAACCGCTAAATTGTACCGATTGTCTTACTCTCATTTTTTTTATTAGCCGGACAGGAGGATTCGCACACTCCACCTTTGAGCATTCGCCCAATGTTCTGCTCTTAAACTATGTCCTGGAGGCAGGCAACCCACCTCCATATTTATTTTACTTTCTCTTTCCTTTTTCTGCAAATGGTAATTTTGATTCTTGCTTAACTTCTCCGAAAACTTTCTTGGCCTTAATCTTATAGGCAACGTCATTGAACTTTCCGTCTTTAACTCCGATTTGATCCTTGGCCTTTTCCAAAGCATCGGCTTCGCTCTCGGCAAAAACTTCAACTTGAACTGTGTACTTGATTCCGATGGTGTATTGTTTTTCTTCCATGGTTTTGTTTTTAATTTATTATTACTGTCGACCTATAACATTTCGTATTGATGTGGCTCTGGGATATTTAACCCTAATTCCTGGTTTGCCCATATTCTGGCTTTCATACAATAATCTGCAAACTCTCCTCCAGTCATTTTGCTCGTTCCTAAAGGAATCTTGTCGCCATTCTTGTTTGTCTTAAAGTTACCAACTTGTAATTCTATATTCTTGCTGACGTACTCGGTATCCATATCTCCGATATAATCAGCAACCATCTGCACGATTACTCCCCAATAATAGCCATTGAAATTGGTTGATTCTCCTGGTTGGCCGGAAGTCCTTAATTTCTTTTTTCTCTGAATGTAAATCTCCATCTCTGTTCCATCTTCAAATGTTCGTAGGTATCTTGAAAATTCTTCAGGATCACAATGCATTAATCTTCCCTTGTTAGCGGTCCCGTAAAATGGTCTTGATATTTTTGCCATATATTTTTATAAATAATCTCCTCTCAATGCTGATAAAATAAATAACACGATTATAACCACTACTATTATTTGCCAAAATGTAATAATAAACCAGACTAATCCTGCCAATAATGCAATAATAAAAATACATCCAAAAACAAACTTAACTATTCCCCATATGAATTTTATTATTCCAAAAAGTATTTCGTCTAATTCTTCTTCTGTCATCCTATTGTTTTAATTATATCTCTTCCTAATTTTNTTGCTCGACCATACTCATATTTNTTAAGAGTATCNTTTTCTAATCTTCTNCAAATTTCTACGAACTGATTCAATTGATATTTTAGAAGTTTGTCTGGTTCCTTAACTTTTGGATCTTGGTTCCTTTTAAGTAATTCTAACCATTCATCTAATTCAATCATAGCATAAATATCCATCCTCTCTGGTTCCTGAACTCCTGCGGGATCGATTATCACTAGGCACCATTTATTCGGGTCAAAATGGCCTATTCTAGCCTGTTCTTTCGCCTGTTTTATCCATTCTGGCATTTTAATCGTTGCGTGGTTTTTAACCTCAATTAAAAATGGAATGTTCGCTGCGATATCTCCTTTCTTCAGTCCATTACCTGAACCTGATTCTTTTCTGGACAAACCAAGCCCCATTCGCTCAATTCTTCTCGCAACTTCTTTCTCTGCTCTTTTTCCTTTTTCAAGAATTGATTTTATTTTCATTTCTTTGGTTCCTTATTGATTATCTTCTTAAATCTTTCTATCGCTGTTGGCAATTCCTGCCATAAATCATCGTCAGCATATCCTTCTTTAATTATGAACTCATTATATTCTTGTAGTGTTGCCTCCACTACTTCATTAAGGGAGGTTTTGAGAATTTCCATAAAAGTTTCTATACATTCTTCGTCATCAAAAAATACACTTCTTAAAAATCTTAACTTTTGATGGTCATTACAATATTCGTGGATAAACTCTTTCCTCTTTTTTTGATATATCTCCTCTATTAGTTGGTTGGTCATAACGGTTTGTTTAATTTATCTGGTGATATTCCCAATTCGTGCATATATTCTTGAACAGTTTTAAGATGTTCTCCATCTAAATCTATCCTACAAGCACATTCCATCACGATATTACATAACTCAATTAGTTGTTCTTTTGACAATTTTTCAAGAATAGATGTATCTCCTGGTAGGAATCCCCAAGTATGTAAAAATAAATCAACATTAGCCCAACTATTAGACGCATAAGCTGGAGCACCATTTCTGAATCCGTGAACACCTTTATACTGTTCTTCCATATCTTCTTGTTTATTTAATTAGTAATTGCTTAATCTCTGCTAAACATTCATCATAAATAACATCGTATTTATATGTCCCATTTGCCTTTTGGCATATTCGTTTAGCTTGTTCTATATTTTCTACTACTTGCTCTATCTCCCTATCTCTGCTTTGGAGGAGGGTTGAGATAGAATTATTAAATACTCCCATTAAATTGTCCGTTAGATGTATTATTATATCTTCTGACATTGGGATAACTGAGTATTTATTAGCTTCATTTATTGCTTGGTTTATCTTAGCTCTTCTTTCGCCAATTCCCTCCTCTTTCCACTCCTCTGGTTCTTTGGGGGTTGAGATTGCTTCAACCTTTCTTGCTAAATAACAATCTACTCCGTCTTTAGTTCCAATAAATCCTTTATCGTTTGCATTATCTAATTCTTCTTCTGTCCACTTAAACAAAGGATTATATAGCCACTCTTGCTTATTGAATACTAACCATTTTCTTTCCTCTCCCTTCTCTTCCTTTTGC